TTCACCGTCTCGCATTTCAGGATAATATTCACAATCCTCCAATGGTGAGCTCTGCTATTCCACTGAGCGCCCTGATATCTCCGGCCTCGGTAATCCTGATATCTCCGGCCTCAGTGATCCGGGTAATGATTGATTCATCGGCGGAGGTCATATCCACAGCAAGCACATCCCCCCGCCCAGCAACCAAAAGTTCAAGCCCCTCTTTACGGCCCAACTCCAGCACCGCCTGCACGTCGTATTCCCGTGAATCGCTGTCAATCAACATGTTCATCGGCCCGACATCCGAACGCCATCGAATCCGATACTTGCCGGACATGGAGGCAACAACCTGTTGTGCGTTCCATCGTTCATCGCCCCGCAGTTCCAGCCGTTCCGCCCATTCCTGATAACTACGAGTTACCGGTTTGACCTTGTTTGAGACGTTGCAGGCCGTCGCCAGCGTCGCCGTCCATACGTCGCCGATCTTACACCCGGCGTAGAAGTGATCTTTCTCAGTGGCGGTAATCTGATAAAGTTTTCCAATAGTCAGGGTGCCCGTGGCGATTTCGTCACCAGTCATGCACAAGGGAATCCAGGCCACGATTTCTTCCCCGAAGTCATCGGTAGTGGTCGATGCCTTATAGAGCTTAATGATACGATCTAGCCTGCCGGAACGCATTATTCAAACCTCGACCAGATTCTATAGCTGCGAAGTAAACTGTCAACGGCATCGTCTATCCTACTGACGGTCAAGCCAACCACGACCTCCCCGCGGTGCTCATATAGGTCTTCGATCCGCAACAGGATTGCCGATTTAATCCCTTTCGGCACATCGTCGGCATCGCCATACCCGCAAACGAACTCGATCTTAATCGGCTTGTCGCTGTATAACGTCCCAGACGGCCACGATTCGTTCGGCTGTAACACAATCCTGCCGGGCTCGCTTACGGTATCCACATCCACCGTCGAGAGAGTGTTGGCATAATCATCATCGCCTTCCAGACGATAGGCCACCGTTGCCGATTGTAATGGCGGATAGGGTATCCTGATTTCTCTCCTGTCCGGCCATCTATCCAGGTAGTAGGTCATAGTCTGCGTGATCAGCTTCCGGCCTATCTCCTGCTCTGTGATGATCCGTGCAGTGGCGATAAGCCGATCAAGCAAGTCATCCTCGGTCGTGTAGGCCGTCGCCTCCGCTGTGGTAGTGGCGAGGCGCAGATGTTTTTTTACGTCATCTTTTGTGACCGGTTCGCTTGTTGGTGCGGTTTTAAGTGCCAGTTTCATACCTTCCCCTATGCGTTCAGATAGTACCCGCCAGCTACGACTGGCCGCCATAAAACCGTTACATCCGCAACCTTATTCGCTCCCGCCGAGCCACCGCCGATTGTGAGTTGGATGATCTTTGTCCCCGCAGTCACGGAAGGCCCACGATAGACGTGATAGAAGTTGCCCGTCAGGTTCGCCTTCGCGCCCGCCACCGCAGAGAGTATTTCAATCGGGGTACCGTCGTTAGTCTGGACGGAAATGCCAGTGAAGGTCTCCACCGCTGAAAGATCATCCGGCACATGAACTATCACAGCGTCAATGAAGAGATTCTGCGCCGTAGCCGTCATCACATCGTAGGTTGCCGCCGCCTGAGCAAGACTGATCTGCTTGTAGTTTACCGTGGTTTCCGGCATGAATGACTTGGGAACCCAAGCGTAGCCGTTGAAGATGAACATGAAACCGGTATTGCATTCAAAGAAGGTTGCGCCTGCCTTAACGTCTGTCGGCTTTGTGTCGGATGAAAGCCCGATGAAGCGGTTATTCGTTGCGCCTATTGGTTGAAGTGCCATTATTAAACCCTCCCTTTTTGGGGTTAAGGCGGGGTGTAAAATTCCCCGCCTTGTTAATTTATGTGGTCGGTATAGCCAAAACGGTGATAGAACATCCACCTGTTGCATCACCTACCGCTGCGGTGGTAGTGACGATGATCTTCTTTGTGGCCGTATTGGTAAAGGCAAAGGCTAAAACGGTTCCCGCCGCTTCTGTGTCAAGGACAGTTGCCGCCATAGCTTTTTCTATGTTGTCGTCTTCACCAATCTTAACCGTGGGAAGTGTACCTGTTCCAACGTCATAAGTTTCATCAACCACGACCAGCACAAGGCAAGCCCTGTCTTTTGTATCGTGTGCTGCCACAATGGTCGTAGTTGCTGCATCGGTTTTTGTTACAGATACAGAACCGCCTAAACCAGCGGTAAGAAGGGCGGCTACTCCCGCACCATTGGCCAGCATCGCATTAGTGACTTTACCGGCCCCGATAGCGGTCACACCGGCGTTGGTAACAGTGACGTCTCCCGTCAATGTCTGTTCCGCCGCGGCCCCATCCGCTCCCCCGATAAAAATCTTCCCATCTGCAATTGCTATCTTTGCGGCCGTAACCTTTTTGGCTCCAATAGTAAGCTCCCCAGTATTTGCAAGGGTCGCATCCCCGGAAACCGACTTCATGGCCGCCGTGGTGCCGTTTCCGATGAGGATTTCCCCATCGCCTTTGGCATCAAGGGCAGAACCTTTTGAAGCAGCACCAATGATGATACTTCCCGTAGTAAGTGCTAAATCACCAACTGCAAATGCGCCGTCTGCTATGGTCATTGTGCCACCGGATTCGACTTCAATCGTTCCGCCAGACTCGACAAGAATCTTCCCTCCGTCTGCTACAACAAGTTCATCGCCGCCCTGTTTTCTATATACTGCTGGTTGATATGTGGTATCTGCCATTTTTCAATCCTCCATTATCCGGTGGTTGCCCCGGTGCGGCCCGGATAAGACCGCACCGAGTACCCACTAAAGGGCCGGGTCAAAAGTTACAGCGGGGGAGCATCCAGCGGATGACCCTTGACAACGCCGATTGCCATCGGACAGGACACGGTGCCGGTCCCAGTTACAACAAGCTGTAAATACCGTTTTCCACCGACATACCCGAAATGATACAGGGTATTGTCCTCATCCGTGCTGTCCACGGTCAGGATTACGCCATCTGTTACCGTCACACCCAACATGTCAGCGGTTTCAACAACGGCGTAGCTATCGCCGTCGTTGCTGTCATACAGGGTAAAGGTCAGATAGTTGGATTCACCAAGACCGGACCCGGCATCCGTCCCGAGCCAGATAAAAAGCTCAGCGGAATTGAATCCGGCAAGGTCAATATCGGTATACGTGGCAGTTTTATCGACCACTACCGGATCAAGCACCGACACGATGTCTATATTGTTGTGAAGATCTTTCATGTTTCATGTCCTCCTTAAAATCTTATTGAGTGGGGGCCTGAGCCCCCAAGTTATTAGCTTGCCGCTACCTTCAGGGCCTTGATCGCCTCGTACATAACGATACCGCCGCCGACTCTCTTTGTGGTGTAAAAGAGGATGTACGGCTTGGAGGAATAAGGATCACGCAGGACACGAATGCCGAAGCGGTCAACGATCAGATAAGCCCGTTTGAAATTGGCGAAGTAAATCGGATAAGCCCAGGCGCCGATGTCTGCCACGTTGTCGTCGATCTCAACAGGCTTGCCGAGCAGTGTGTCCGGCTGTCCTTCCAACAACCCCGGCCGCCACAGGTAGTTGCCCTCACCATCCTTGAATTTGCGGATATGGAGCAGGGTGTTGTCGTTCATGAGGAACGAAGCCCCGTTCCTGTAGATCGGCTTTAGTGCATGCTGAAGGTCGAAGAGCTTGTCCGCATTGGTAAAGGTCGAAGCCGCTCCACTGGCGATATATCCGATCTTTCCCCACGCATAGGACGCATTTGCCACTGTGCCGTATGCTTCGAGACCTTTAGGTTCGGAAACACCGTCGCCCTTGATGAAGGCCGCGCCTTCTTCCTCGGCGAATTCAATTGCTACTTCGTTGCCGAGCCATGCAGCTATATCAACGCTGGAGTCATCGAGTAGTTTCTGCGTCGCTGCGGGCATCGCGTAAATCTCTTTCGTGTTGATGGCGATCTCTTTAAGCGTCGGGGAATCGGTCTCAGACCGCGTACCCTTCTCACCTACCCACCCGGAGGAAGCCCCGCCCTGGTTTACGAGTTTTTTGTAAGTGTCTGTCCCGATGGTGATCACGGAGGCAAGCCGCCGCATTGCGGAGGATACGCCCGCGATCCGGTCTATGGTCGCCGCCATTTCTTCCGGTACCGTGAACCCACCTGCCGTGTCGTCAAGAGTAGAA